AAGTTATATTATGGGTTGTTACCCTATGTTGACTATTTTATGCAAAATCGAGGGGGTACTACCATACACGAAGGTTTGGAAAAACGAACTAGCGGTCATCCTCGGAATGATTTTTCCAAGTTTGTTGACAAAATATTAACTAAATCAATGAAAATACGAGATTATCAATTAGACGCATTTACACACGCAATCAATCACAAACGATCAATATTATTATCACCAACTGCTTCAGGTAAGTCATTAATCATTTATTGTATTATTCGAATGATGACAACATTAAAAAAAAGAAGTTTATTGATTGTACCTACAACTTCACTAGTAGAACAAATGTATAAAGACTTTCAGGATTATAGTTGGGATGCAGAAAAATATGTACAACGAAAATATTACGGTTATGAAATAGATGACAGTAAGCCTGTTGTTATATCTACATGGCAATCTCTTGCAACATTTGATAAGAAATACTTTGAACAGTTTGATTGTATTGTAGGTGATGAAGCACACTTATATAAATCTAAAGAATTGCAAAAAATTATGAGTGCTTGTGTCAATGCGAAATATCGTATAGGTACAACAGGTACACTTGATGACAGTAAAGTACACAAACTAGTATTAGAAGGTTTGTTTGGTCCTGTTACAAGTGTTACTACAACAAGAGAATTGATAGATAAAAAACAACTTGCAGATTTAAATATACAATGTCTAATATTAAAGTATGCAAAAGAAGAATGTATCAATGTTAAGGGTTTAACCTATCAAGAAGAAATGGACTATATAGTATCACATCAAAAAAGAAATAACTTCATAAAGAACCTCACAAAAGATCAAACAGGTAATACTTTAGTTTTATTTCAGTATGTAGAGAAACACGGTAAAATTTTACATGATCTCATAGGTGACACTTTAGACCCACATACACGAAAGTTGTTTTTCGTTTATGGTGGTACAGAAACTAAAGATAGAGAAACGATAAGGAGTATTACAGAAAATGAAAACAACGCAATTATTGTGGCGAGTTACGGAACTTTTTCTACTGGTATTAATATTAGGAATCTTCATAACGTTATATTCGCAAGTCCTACCAAATCTAAAATTCGTATTTTACAGTCTCTTGGCCGTGGGTTGCGTCTTGGTGATAATAAAGTTAAAGCAACTCTTTACGATATTGCTGATGACTTTTCTTATAAAGAAAAAAGAAACTTTACCCTTAATCACTTTATGGAAAGAGTAAATGTATATTCAGAGCAAGAGTTTGATTACGAATTACATCACGTTGACATAGCATAAATATTAGTATGAGCAAAGAAAACATTAAAGAAACAAAGATACAAATACCTTTAACTAAAGTATTGATGTTAGCAAATGGTCAGCAAGTAATTGCTGGTGTTACACATACTGAGGGCTCAACTTTTGTAAGACTTACAGAACCTTATAAAATAAGAATACACGAAAGTGTATTAGGCGATAAGATAGGTTATGTAGAAGAAAAAATGTCTTTGACGCCACTAGTCTTTCAAACAACTGATAAAATATATTCTGTGTTACGATCACATATAATAACTATAGGATCCCCAAATACAAATTTAAGAGAATACTATGATAATGTTAGAATGGGTTTGTTTCCGAGTATGAAAAAAGAATTAGAACCGCTTCAATCAAAAATGTCAATGGATCAACAGTTTGACGAAATGATGGAGAAGATGAATGATGATGACTATTTTGATATGTTAGACTACTTAAAAGGTAACAAAACTAAGCAATAGGTATATACCTTATCAAAGCGGGACATCCGCATTATACTACCTTTGACACAAATTGTCAAGCACTAAATCACTAAAAAATAATAAAAAATAATAATCACAAAATATAGTATATACAGCTTGACAAAAACACTATTTTGTGATAGAATGTGAAACATTATGACTGTACAATTAAAAAGAAAAAAAACAGAACATTATGTAGATAACAAAAAGTTTCTAGAAGAAATGAAAAAGTATCGTAAAAAGGTACTATCTGCTCGTAACAGAAACCATAGAGATCCTAAGATCAATGACTACATAGGCGAATGTTTTTTAAAAATAGCAAATCACTTATCATACAGACCTAACTTTATTAATTACACATATAAAGAGGACATGATATCTGATGGTATCGAAAACTGTTTACAATATGTAGCAAACTTTGATCCTGAAAAATCAAGTAATCCTTTTGCCTACTTTACTCAAATAATATATTACGCTTTTATAAGAAGAATACAGAAAGAAAAAAAACAAACAACAATAAAACAAAAGTTAATTCTTAAAAGTGGATTAGATGAGTTAGTAAGACAAGAAGGTGACAACGAAGAATATCAAAATTCATATGCAGACTTTCTACGAAAGAATATGGTTATTGATGAAGAACCCAAAAAGAAAGAAACAAAACCCAAACCAAAAAAGAGAAAGATTGCTTCTAAACTAGAATACTTTATGTAACTATGAAAATTGCTTTAATTACTGACACACATTTTGGGGCACGAAATGATAATCCTGCTTATGCAAATTATTTTTTTAAGTTCTATGACAATGTGTTTTTTCCATATCTAAAAGAACATAATATTAAAACATGTATTCACTTAGGTGATATTGTCGATAGACGTAAGTTTATTAATTTTAAAACTTCACATGATTTTAGAAATAACTTTATGAAAAGACTATGGGAAGAAAAAATAGACACACACATTATAATAGGTAATCACGATACTTATTATAAGAACACAAATCAAGTAAATGCTGTTGATGAATTATTAACAACATATGATGGCATAAACGAACCTTTTATCTATTCTGATCCTAAAGTTGTTGAGATAGGTGGCATGAGAATGCTATTCTTACCTTGGGTCAACTCTAGTAACGAAGAAAAAACTAGAATGATGTTAGAACAAGAAAGTGCTGACATTGTATTAGGTCATTTAGAAATTAAAGGTTTTGAAATGCACAACAATATGAAATCTATAACAGGTCTTGAAAAGAAACTATTTCGTAGATTTGAAAAAGTATTATCAGGTCACTTTCATAAAAAGTCTGATGACGGTCAAATATATTATCTAGGCTGTCCTTACGAGTTTATGTGGAATGATTATAACTGTCAAAAAGGTTTTCATATACTTGATACTGAAACAAGAGAAATAGAAAGAATAGTTAATCCTTATACTATACACGAAAAGATATATTATAATGATGAAGAAAACAATTACAAAGATTTTGATTATAGTAAGTATGAAGACAAATTTATTAAACTAATTGTAGAAAAGAAAAAAGATTATTACTTGTTTGATAAGTTTGTTGATGGTTTCTATAAAAAAACAAAAGTACATGATATAAAAATTATAGAAGACTATTCAGACCTTGACGCTTCTACTGTTGCTGATGATATCGCAGAGAGAAGTGAAGACACACCAACTTTGTTAGATAATTATGTCAACGAATTAGAAACAGACTTAAACAAAGATAAACTAAAAACTCTTATGAGAACTTTATATACTGAAGCAGGAGACATGGAAATATGATATCTCTTCCTAATAAAAAATATGATATAATATATGCAGACCCACCATGGTCATTTAAAAATTATAGTAAAAAAGGTGAAGAAAAAAATGCTAATCAACATTATAATTGTATGTCAATAAAAGATATTTGTAATTTACCAGTAAAAGACATATCAAAAGACGACAGCATTTTGTTTATGTGGGTAACAGACCCTTTGCTAGAAAAGGCATTTGAAGTTATAAAGGCTTGGAATTTTGTTTATAAAACAGTTGCTTTTACTTGGGCAAAATCTAATAAAAATAAATTAGGAATGTTTACTGGTCTAGGATACTGGACTAGAGGTAATCCTGAGATGTGTTTACTTGCAACAAAAGGTAAACCTAAAAGAGTTAGTAAATCTGTAGCACAATTAGTTATAGACGAAAGACGAGAACATAGTAGAAAACCAGACAGGATTAGGCACGATATAGTTAATTTATGTGGTGACTTACCACGCATTGAATTATTTGCAAGACAAGAGTGGTTAGGTTGGGATAATTGGGGTAATGAATTATGATAATATTTGAAAAGATAAGATGGAAAAACTTTCTATCATCTGGTAACTCATTTTTAGAAACTAACCTAAACAGTAACCCTACAACATTGATTGTAGGTCATAACGGCGCAGGTAAGTCAACAATACTAGACGCATTGTGTTTTGCTTTGTTTGGTAAACCTTTTAGAGAAATAAAGAAAGAACAATTAATCAATAGTATTAATCTAGGTGGCACAGAGGTTGAGTTAGAGTTTAGTATATCGTCAAATCGTTATAAAATAAAACGAGGTATCAAACCTAGTATATTTGAAGTATATCAAAATGACGAGTTAATAAATCAAACATCTACAGTTGCAGATTATCAAAAACAACTAGAACATCAAATACTTAAATTTAATTATAGAACATTTACACAAGTGGTGATATTAGGCAGTAGTACCTT